TATCGGGTTGCGAGCACCCAAAAACGGGTGTACCTTTCGATTCATGGAATCGATGTATGCATTCGTGATGGCCCACCTAGAACGGGCTAAGGGTGGTTGGCCGGCAGTGGCCGATGGGTCTGGTGTCTCCTTGCGCACGATCGAGAAGATCGCCCGCAAGGAGATCAAAGATCCGGGTGTCAGCCATATCGAAAAGCTTGCCGGGTATTTCCACGGCAAGCCTCCATCACACGTTAATTAATTATTGTTGGGAGACAGCCTGCGACAGCAGGTTTTTTTAGGCAACGCGGTTTGAATTAACGTGCTGAAACTGAACGACATAACAGGAGGAATCCTGACAAAACTTCAGGTTTCGTCTCGTTATTCAACAGATTGCATACAGTATTGCGACATAAGGCCCTTTTTTTGCCTGAACTACGTTGAGCAGGCGCATCCCCTCATTCCAGCAATCGCGGTGCCTTGTTGCGCTGCAGTTGGAGGCTCCCATGCTCGCTCCACGCGTTCCCCGCGATCGCAGCCTCACCTTCGGCCAGATGATAGCCATGGTGCTGACCGCGGGGATCGTGATCTACGGCGCGGCCTATCTGCTCATGCGCTGGATCTGGTTATGACCGACCAAGAACGCGAGCGGCTCATCGAGGCCTGGCGAGTGACGTTAGAGCTCGACCCAGACGCGGACGTGAAACATATCGCTGCCGGCCGCATGCGCGATCTGATTGCCCAACGTCCGGCTCAGCAGGTCGAGCAGATGGAGCGCAGCCGGGGGTTGCGATGAATGAGGGCGCGTAATTTGAAACCCTCGCTCTTCAAGAATGAGCTGCTTGCAACCTCGGATCCTCTTTATACGTGGGTGTTCGAAGGTCTGTGGTGCCTAGCCGATCGCGAAGGACGGTTGGAAGACCGACCGCGACGGATTCACCTCGAGATCAATGCCGGGCGTGCCTATGAGACCACTGAGGCCTCGTTGGCATGGCTGGCTGAGAACGGGTTCATTGTTCGCTTCGAACATGACGGCAACCGCTATATTCAGGTTGTAAAGTTCGGGAAACATCAGAACCCACATCACCGGGAACCGCAGAGTTCGATACCAGCCCCAGGAGAGCCCCAGGCTAGCCCTGGGCCGGACTCGGAGTTGCCTGAGTCTAGCCGTGCTCTTTCCCCTTCCCTGATTCCTGATTCCCCCATCACTGCCACGAAGGTCCGCGGCAGTCGCATTCCAGAACCTTTTCCGATCTCCGCGAACATGCGTGCATGGGTCGCGGAGAAGTGCCCGCACGTGAAAGACGTGGACGGGGCGACGGAAGAGTTCGTGGATTACTGGCGGGGTGTATCTGGACGGCACGGCGTGAAGGCCGATTGGGAGGGAACCTGGCGCAATCGGATGCGGGATTTGGAGAAACGCACCGGTAGGCCGAACGGTAAGGCCAAGGAGGTCTCCGAGTGGATGTAGACGCGCTGCTTTCGCGTTTGGAGGGAGTCCGGGGTCGGAACGGGGCGTGGTCGGCGAGGTGCCCCGCACATGCTGATCGCTCGCCGTCTCTGTCGGTCAAGGCGCTCGATGATGGTCGGATCCTGATGCACTGCTTCGGCGGTTGTGGAACCGATGCCGTATTGGGCGCGCTCGGGTTGGCTATGACGGATCTGTTCCCGCAGAGGCTGGGGGACTTCGCGCCGCGCCGCGGGGTTTTCAGCGCATCCGATGCGCTTCGTGGCTTGGCCTTAGAGTCCTCGGTCGTGGCGCTCGCTGCGGTGGACATCGCGGAAGGCCGGAACGTGGACAGTAGGCGCGTGGCTGTGGCAGCGGGGCGTATCGCGACTGCGTTGGAGTTTGTCCATGGCGCTTAGTGGGCGAACGGACGATGCGATTGCGAGGTTGGATCTGGCGCGAGCCCAACGGATCGGGCAGATGCTGGCACCGGCCGAGGCGCCGGAGTTCGACGAGGATCCGGACGAATTGCTGGACCTAGCCAAACTCGACGGTAGGACATTGCTAGCCGAGTACCAGGAGGAAATGTCCAATTACGCTACGACGCCCTTCGACAAACATGGAGAGCGATTGCGGCTATACCCGTGCGGGGTAACGATCTGGTCAGGATTCCCTGGGGCGGGCAAGACGACGCTGCTGCGTCAGCTAGTGTGCCATCTGCTCCAGAAGGGGCAGGGCGTCTTCTCGGCTAGCCTCGAAGAGCACCCTAAGCATCAGTTGATTCGATTGGCGTGTACGGCCGCCGGCACGGAAAACCCGACCGCTAATCAGGTGCAATGGTTCATCGATGCCTACGGGGAACAACTACGTATCTGGGCCAAGGTGGGGATGGCCAAGCATCGGAACATTCTCGCGGTTATCCGCAAACTTGCAACGACTGGAACGACTCACGCCATTATCGATTCGCTCATGAAGCTGGATATATCCAGCCAGGATTGGGAGGCTCAACGGATATTCGCGAACCTTCTGACTGCAACAGCCTTCCAGACTCGAATGCACGTGCATTTAGTGGCGCACCCGAAGAAGCCAATTCAGGCCGGTCAGGATCCGGATATCAATGACGTGGGCGGAGCGAAGGAGATCGGCGGCATTGCCGACAACGTCGTGTTCGTACGACGCAAGGAGGGAGAGACGCCAGTGGTAAATGCTACAGGGATGAAGATCACGATTGGGAAGCAACGACAGGGACATGGTTATCTCGGGGATATCACGGGTTGGTTCCATCGGGATAAGCGACAGTTCAACTTGGAGCAATTTGATCCACCCATCCGCTACCTACCGGAGGCGGCCTACCGATGAAATGGGATAAACCTAACGGCTCCGTCCAACAAACAGCCTGCGGTCGCTACGTGATCGTGCAGGCGAACAGTCAGGATTGGGTGGCCTACCAGATGGGTTACACATGCGCGAAGGACCTGGGGACACGCGACAGCGATCTCAAAGCTCGCGCATGTTGTGAGGCATATGAAGCGCAACTGCAGGCGGCTCACCGGAGAAGCGCGTGAGCGCCTGTTCCATCGAGGGGTGCCCGCTTGATTCGCGAGCGCGCGGTATGTGCACGTCGCATTACTACCACCTTTGGCGCAAGCCGCAGGGCAAGGATCGTGTTGTTTTGCCACGGCGCGCACCGCATATGGTGAAGTTCACACCCGATATGTGGTGGAGCTGGTGGGCTAACAGGCAGCCCGACGCCCACACGCTGGCATTACGCACAGGTATTGCGCAGATGCGCGCAAGGTTAGTCCGATGATCCTCGAGATTCCCCGCGTGCCATCCAGTCCCAACTACCTGCGTGGCAAGCACTGGCGAGTGCGCTGGCGCGAGACGAAACTGTGGAACGAGGAAGTGGGGTTGGCCATCCTGCAGGCTCGACACCAAGACCCACCGTACCCACGCGCCCAGGTGACCATCAACCGCCGATCGCGCGGAGAGCTCGATCCCGACAACCTCGTAGGCTCTGTGAAGCCGGTGATCGATGCACTTCGCCACGCCAGCATTCTGGTGAACGATTCACCCGACCACATTACCCTGACTGTCACGCAAAGCCGTGGCGCCCCTTTGACTCGTATCGAAATCCAACAGCTGTAAAGGAGATTCCATGTCCACGACCCCCGTTACCAACCCGACGACATTCACGATCACCGACTCCAATGGAGTAACCGACAACGTCACGAGCTTCGATGTGGACTTCGGCCGTGCCTCCGGCCAGTACACGCTCACCGCCTCCGTCCCGCTCGCCAACGTCACGGTGGACACCACGAAGAACACCTACAGCGGCAAGATCGAAGACCTGCACGAACAGCTGGGCGCCGGAGCCTGGTTCGTGGCAGCGCGCGCGGTCAATGCCAATGGTGTGTCCTCAGAGTCACCGGAAGCGACCTTCACGATCGTGCCGCCGCCGCCGAGTGCTCCCGAGGGTTTCGAAGTTGCGTAATGGCTTGGCTACGCTACTGGTTCGCTAAAGGGCCCAAGCCGAAGTGTAAGTTATGACCTACGAAGAGCATCGTCGTACGCTCATCGAGTACCTGAAGGCCAAAGTCGATCGGGAAGACTGGCACGGGGTTTCGGATGCGGCGAACGACCTGCGAGAGTTGGAAGCCGAGCAGAGGGTCCGTGATTCACTGGCGCGACAATAGCGCCAGTGATATCTTGGGCTTGACTTTCCCAATCCTCCGTAACTGTCCTGCAGGTGAACCGATGAAAGGCGAAAACAAGGCGAGCGAGAAGGGTAGCGATGTCCGCAAGGGCAACCAGTCCGAACGCGTCTCGAGCGTCGAGAAGGTCGGGAGCACGGGGGCCGGCATCAAGTTCGGCGTGCCTGCGCACCCGGACAAGAGCGTCGTGACCAAGGGCAAGATGTGCTGATGTCGGGTTCACTCTCGGACTTTGCCGCAAAGTACCTCGGAGCCACGAAGAAGGCTCCGCGGTATTCGGACGTGCGGAAGAAGAAAAAGCCGTGACGGCTCTGAGCGAGGGTAATCGCCTTTATCTCGTGTGTAGTGCCCACCTAGACGACCCATTTGAACTAGGCCGGCGCCAGCAGGCGGGCTGGAGTGCAGCATGGCTCATGCGCGCTCAGGACCTGGGTGATTGGTTCGACGAGCATGCGAACTGCCCCGACGCTCCGGATTGCTTCAAGCTCGCCTACGCGAAGCCACAGAACCACGACGTGGATCCGGTCGTCGATCCCACAAAGAATATCGGCGCGGCCGTCAGAATGGCACTCGCCAAATGACCGACATGCTCGACAGCCCCGGTACGCGTATCGGCAACGAGACGAACACGTTCATCCCGGCGGACGCCACCATCCGCTGCCTGCGCGACCAGATCGTGATCGAGCCGCTCGACTGGCGTC